CTTTGTTCTGGATGGTTAATAACTTCATTATATGGGACTTACATTAATGCCCTTGCTCATCACATTTGTTTTTCAGCTTTGTTGTGTACAATTGATAATTCTACCAAAGGTAGTGACCAACAGTTTCTATCTATAAATTTAGCGTCTCATGAAGAATTGCAGAAATATTCAGATGCTGCTTATCGTGCAGTGAGATCTTTTCATTATGGTGATGATTCAATTATTAGTACAACTGAACCAGAATTATTTTCTGTTAAGCATATGTCTATTATGATGAAATTGTTATTCAACTGTACTATAACAGACGAGAATGAAGACATTGTTGTTGATGATCACCATAAATTTTGGAAGGAATTAGGATATGTGCCTTTGGATAAAGGAGTTATAATAGCTAGGAGTTTTAACAAAGTTATAGTTGACGATGAATTAGGTCAAAAGATGGTGCGTTATGTAGCTCCGTTGAGGAAAGTTAGTCTGAATAAGATGGCTTTCTGGGATAAAAAGGGCCAATCTGATGATATCATACTAGCAAAATATGATTTACTTTTGAAGGAAGCTAGTTTACACGGAGTTGAGTTTCATTCAGAAATGGCTAAGAATCTTGCGCCTAGATATATCGAATATGGTGTTTCATCAGCATTTTTGGAGTGGAAATTCGCATTTAATACTGTATTGAATGAGGAATTTGAACACTTTGATGGCGATGAGTTTGTAGAAATGATATAAAAGACATGTGCCTCCTTTGACTAGTGGGAGGCACAAGTGATAAAATCTAGTCATTTGTATATAGGTATAATTGTAAATATATGAATTATCAATTCGCTTTGAGGATAGGCAACTTTAAGTGTATATATTGCCTTGAATGTAAATATTGATCCGTTTTTACATTTGTATATTGGATTTCTGTAAATATGATTACAAGCTTACGTAGGGGAGCGAAGCCCGAACGCCTTTGTGTTGAGGTTATAAACAAAAACACCCTTATTGGAGATGTGAAGAGCAGTGGCTCCTCCAATATTGAGATCACGTATTATGCTCAATCAATGAGCAATGAAGCCGTTACAGCGCCAGTTGAAGCTAGAACCGAAGCAGTCACTCAGTTCGTTGAAAATGCAAGCATTGTTAGCAGAAGCAATTCTGCAA